TCTTTGCGTTAGTCGCCCTTCTCGCCGCATGCGGTGGTGGCGGAGACAGCGGCTCCGCCACGACGGCCTCGGCCTCATCCGCCGCGCCAGGGGGGTGCTTACTGTCTACCGTCGAGACGGGCCGGCAGGTTGACCGGATCCAGGCAGCACAGGACGTGCGATCGTTCGGCGGCTTCGGCGTCCAGTCGCGATTGTTCGGGCCAATCATCTACACAAACAACACGGCCGCGACAACCCGCCTGCAAGTTGCCCTCTCGGCGCAGCGCCACATAGAGGCGCCGGCCGGGATGGTCGGGACAACCGACCTTCTGCTCTCGATCTCGGTCGTTGACGAGAGCCTGAACCAGCTTGTCCCAACATCCGGTGATGGATGCCCGCCAGCAGTCGATGACATGCCGGCCGGAACGGCGGCAACCGTCAGCGAGTCACATCGCTTCAACCTCACCGTGCTGCCGGGACACACGATCCACATCACATCGCTCGCCAGTGTTGCTCCGAGCGTCGGCTCTGTTGGGGATGTGGTTCTGACAACGTCCTCGCTGGACTTCTCCGTATCGGAGCTTTAGCTCGTCGCGCGGAAATTTGTGACGCGGATTTTGAAATCGCTCAGCGTTGTCGTAACCGTGGATTCGAGCCTTTTCGCGTAGATCGGCCATGTCAGTGTGACCCCGGCTGTCACAGAAACATCCTTGGTTTTGAAGAATGGCATCGACCCGCTAACGTTCGCCGAGTTGTCCCATGGGATCGGCATGTAGATGTCTGCAAAGTCCTCGCCAGAATCAACCGTTGCATCATTGTTGAGATCAACGTTGATGATCAACTCTCCAATCACCTGAAATGTGTAGATGGTGCCTGTTCCAAAGAATGTGGAGACACCGGAAAGCTCGACGGTCGCAGTCCCTGTGAATGATGGCGTGAAGGTGAATGTGCCGACGGAGGTCCACCGCGTGGTGCTGGCGTATGAGCTTCCAGTGCCAGACGTGCCGGTGACATTGATCGAGCCGAAATCGTTCTTCTCGTAGACGGCATAGAGCAGCGTTGGAGCGTACACGGCGGCGGACGCGAACACCCACGGCCCGATCCCGAAGCCAGGGATAACTGCGCGGGCCTGAACAACTATGCGGTCATCGTGCTTCACGCCGGTTAGGAAAACGCTCGTGTCGCTGCCGGTCACGTTGACCTGCTGCCACGCGGTGCCTCCACATCACCTCAATGCGGCCATTGCTCGCCACGTATGGCGTCGTCACCGCATCCCACGACACCAGTACGCGCGGGATGAGTTGCCCGCTGCCACTGGTGATCATGTAGGTGTCGCTGCCGTCCAGCGTAAGCCCCGTCAGCGCCCCAACAACCCACGGGCTCGATAGCCCGGTGTTCGGCGTCGGATCGGCCGTGGCCGCATCAACCTCGTCATAGCTGTCCTCCGTGTCCTCCTGAAGATGCAGGACCACTGGTGTGGTGAGGCTGAAGTGCTTGTCGGTGACGCGGAATGTCTTGCTGCTGAAGCCGTACTCGGTGCTAGTCACGGTCACGCGGTCACCGACCTGTAGCGTGATTGCTCGCAGCTTGGCCGGGTACTTGATGACGAGGCCTGAGCGATTGCGCTCAGTCATCACGCGAGCGATCTGCCGCGCCATCGTGCCGTCATCGGTGAATGGCAGGGTGATGTCTTGCCATAGCTCATCACCGTCAGCAGCGACGAACGTACTGTTCTGATACGGTGGCCGGATGTCTGTAGGTGTCGCGCTGCCGCTCGGGATGTAGGAGCCGCGCAGGCCGTTGAACAGAGAGTCTGTGGGCGTGCCGACCTGAACCACGTCAATCTGACCGTGCAGGTCATCATCAGTCAGGCCGCCCCCCCCCGGGAGGGTGACTGGCGCCGTCCACGACCCGGCCATGATCATCCAGTCGGCGCCGTAGGCCACGCGGCCCGCCATGCACTCCTCTAGATCCGCGAGCACAGCCTCCTTCGTCTGATCCGTGGTGATGGCACCGTTGCAGGTGTACTTCTTGCCGTAGCTCATCACCTCGTCGCATGCGTTGGCCGCAGCGATCAGGTATGCCGCATTCACCTCATCGTCATCGCAGCCGTAGCCCCAAACGTTCGTGAGCCAGTCGTTGATGCACAGCGGCGGGTTATCGCTCCATGCGGTCAGGCCAGTGCGCGGATCGTAGACCTTGCGCCCACTCACGTCCGCCGTGATGTTCGGCGGGGCGCCCGTGAAACGTGGGTTTTCAAGGTCGAACGTGATGGTGATGTACGTGGCACCGCGCAGCCGGTGATTGGTCGTCCATTCCGTTGGGCAGACACCGTTGAGGTACGTGTCGACCGTCTGCGTAGACGCCCCGAGGTGCTTGCTCCACCGCACGCCAGGCGTGCCGACCTGCACGGTGTAGTCAACCCATATCGCGTTGCTAGACGGATTGTTGATCCGCGTATCGCCGAGGCTCAATGTCGGCGTCACATCGACGTTGCCATCAGCATCGCTGTAGTACGCATGCAGGATGCTGGTGACGACACCGCCAACGTCAAGATGCCCGGACCCTGAAATGGTGGCTGTCCGGGTATCGGTGCGGGTCTCGAAGAACGTTCCGCCAGTCACCCAGCCGCTACCGTCGAGCGTTCCGAGTGCCACACCGTCCAGATAAATCTCGTGGATGTCCTCGCACTCGTGGTGTGCGAATTCGACCACGAGGTGCCTGTATCCGTCAGGCTTTGTATAGCTGGTGCCGTTTTCTCTGGTGCCGGTCTTGTCGCTTGTGAAGTTGGCGACAATAAAGCCTCCGACGATGCAGCGCCCGTAGACGATCTGCCACGGCGGCTTGGCGCTCAGCAGCGTCACACTCCGATCCGACAGTCTTGAGTTGTACTCATCACGAGCTTTCGCGGCGAGCCTGCGTTGCTCACGCCGCGCATCCACCGAGCTATAGATCGTGTAGGCAGCGAACACGGCCATTACTGCCAGCTGCACGGCTGTGGCGCCCGTGGCGTATGCAACGGCTATGGCGATGACTGGCCCGGCGTGCGCCGCCATTGGCAGCAGCAGCGCAATGAGCGCGAGCCAAGTCATGCCACCCTCCATGCCGCCACCGCCTCAAGCGTCGGCACATGAGCAATCACGCCATCAGCGAGCGCCACAACCGACGTGCGCCCGGCACATACGCCAACCACGCCGGACGCGGGATCGCTCGGGTCAATGTCGAACAAAACAATGTCCCCCACGTGGGCCATCTTCGGGTTGATCGGATCTGCGCCCATCTGCCGTGCCCATGCGCTCTGCATCGACCCACCTAGACGCAGGATCAACCGACGAGCGCCGAAGGCATTGCGTGTCACCGGCAGGCCATCCATGGGGTCGCGCCCCGTCATCTGCTTGACCCATCCAGCCGCGAAGTGGCAGCAGTTGGCGGCTGGCCAGTCGAACACCGTCCCCGCGTATGACGCTGCATACGCGGCCAGCAAGCCCGATGTGCTCATCAGGATTTGAGGAACGGGATGGTTAGCCAGGTGGCTGGCTTGTCCACGAGCGTCTGGATGTACTCGTAGCCCTTGTCACCCGTATACGTGGCCTGCTGTTGGGCATCACTGAGCCTCAGCCCTTCGGCATTGCGCGCACGAGCGACGCCAGCCCTGTTGCACGGCAATTCGATGCGGCCAAAGCTGCCTTCGTCGCCCACATCGCGGACAACGCGCGCCGGCTCCATGCGGCCTGTCCAGTAGTGGACCGGAGATCCAACCGGCTGGAACGTGTCGTCGACGAATTGCAGGTACAGCTTGACCTTACGGCCTCGGTAGGTGTCAAGGCTCCCAAGCGTCAGCGCCAGCATGGACTGATGAACGACGGCGATGCTCAGCGTCACCTTGTCCGCCGCGCCGTTCTCAGACTCGCCTACATCCGTCACATCGACGTTCAGCGAGGTGTCCACCTGACCGCTTATCGTCAAGTCATGAGGCCAAGTAGTGACGTACATCGTGCCGGTCGTGAACTCAAGCTGGATCAGCCAGTGGACTCCGCGAACCGTTGACGTAACGCGCGCCTGCGACGCGCTGTCAAGAGAAAGACTCACGAAACTGCGCCCTTGAGCACGGCGAAGTTGTATCGAACTGCCTGAGCGAGCGCGCCGCCTGTGGTATTCGTCACCCGCACCGCGAAGTACCCCGTCCACACCCCGGCCGGCCGCACGTCATAAAGCGTCCCGAAATCGTCCACGACCGTTATCACAACCGTGTCGTTTAACGACACAAGCGAGTTGTTAACCTGCATAGAAACAGAGGCGCCAGACGCAAGCGATGCGCTATGCATCGTCACCTGCCCCGCCATCTTGTTAAGTGATACGGTGGTTGACTTGCTTGTAATTTGAGTGACTGTGCCGCCGCTACCTGCTCCATATCCCGCGCCACCAGATCCAGTGACCAACAAGCTCCCAGATCCAGAAACTCTGATGTCCCCACCGGAGTACGTCAGGTTGAAACTGGCGTCAAACGACATCTTCACGTTGGACGCTGTGTACGCGCCGAACGAAGTGCCGTCAGCCGCAGTACCGTGTGATGGCGTTGATATCAGTTCCCGAATTCCGTAGAGGGCTTTGAAGTTCGCATCAAGGTTCGCGAGACTCGGCGTTGTATTGCTTGTGAAAAGGACTTGCGCCATATCGGCCTCAGTTGAACGTCTCTAGGAAGTCAGCGGCAAAGCCACCCTCACGCCGGTATGCGCGCTGGCTGTACTGCCACTTCGGGTAGCCGTGCATGCGGTAGTACGCGACGGGGCGATCCCAGGTAACCGCCGTGTCTTTGGCGTAGGCGATGCGTAGCGGCGGCTCGAACGTGACGGCCATCGATTCACCTGGCGAGCCGTCGTCGCTCCAAGTGGCCTGACCACCGCTGCCACTCCAAATAGCCTGTGCACCACCGCCCGTTTGCCACACGGCCTCAGCGAACGCTGTTGCTGTGGCGTCTGCGACGCCCTTCACAAGCTGGCTTGTGCCGACACCCGTGCTGATCTGTAGGGCATCTCCGGCCTTCAGCGTGGGGTATGCAAATGTCGATGCACTAGCGCCCTCCTCCAGCTGCGCACCCCACAGGGTTACGCCGCTGGTGCCGTCGCCCGTGTAGTTCGCGGAGGCCGCCTTAGCGGTGAGCATCGTTACGCGAACAAGCGTCGATGTACCGGACGTGTTCGGCGTTCCGGCCACTGAGGCGGTGTAGTAGCCAACTGCGTCCGGGCCGCTGATCGAGACACTGGACAGGACACCGTTCCCGCCAACAGAGCTCGTGGGCGACGTGTCGCCAGCCTCGAAGTTGCCACGCACGAAATTCGCCGTTGCCGCGGCATCGTAGATTTCGAGCCGCACAGCCGGTCTGCCGGACGACTTGAACCGTATCGCGAATGCCTGCCTGACACTTGGCACGATCAGCGTCGTCGTCGCTTGCAGGTAGTGCGAGGTTGATGCGGATGTGTCTTCGACAAGCGTGTCAGCCGTCGTCGTGCCATCTGGCGCAGTAGCCGCATTGCTCGTGATCGATGACCTAGTCCTGGTCCAGTACGCGTTGTTGTAGTTGCTGACGAACCGAAGCACGTTCGTCCCAGTACAGGCACCAAGCGTCACGGTAGTTGCGCCAGCCGCCGCCGCAAGACCAAGGACAGGTGCGCCGCGCAGCGTGCCTTCCGGTCGCGTGCGCACCGGGTCATAGATGGCCGCGACATTCACGCCGCCGCGCAGCTTGAGGAACCACGCCTCCCACTGCCCGGCCTCGCTCAACGTCATGTGGTCGGAGCTTTGTATGCCGCACGTCCACCTAGGCGGGGCCAGCAAGCGAGCCGACTCGGCTCCGGTTGAGTCCGAGCGCTCCATCGTGTCGAAGCGCTGCTGGCCGAACGAAAACCCCACCGGCCGGAAGCTGGTGGGCAAGCTGATGATGGCCATTTAGCGCCGCCCCTGAGCCTGCATGCGCTCTTCGAGCGCGCGGTTGTTGGCTTGTAGTGCCTGGTTGATGAGTTGGACTGTCGCGGCCTGATCCTGGCGGCCGTCGATGTAGATCTGGGGTGCGTTGTGGATCACGACGCCACCAGCGCCGGCGCCGCCGTTGGCCGGGTTGTACTTGGCAGGCACCACAGCTTCGCCGCGATGCAGGGTCGCGGGCATGCCGTCGTAAGGGACGTAGTTGGTCCCTTCTGCAAGCTTGAATCCGAAGTCGGAGCCGTTGACCGCGTATGAGCTGCTCGGGTCGGATGCGCCGAAATACGCGCCGATGGCGCCGGCAATTCCGCTGATCGCGCTGCCGAACTGGCTCCCAGCCGCGCCAGTGAAGCTTGGCGCCTTGCCTCCGAACAGAGCGTTGTTCAGGTCTGCCGCAATGGCCTCGGCAGCCATGCGATTCAGCATGCGCTTCCAGCTCTGGCCGATGTTGTCGAAGTCACCTTCCAGCGCCTGGAAGACCGTGTCGCCGAGCGAGTCCTGGATGTTCTTCGCGGCCTCTTCGGCGAACTTGCTGAAGTCCTGCAGCTTCTCTGGGAGGATGCCAAGTCTTGCCTGCGCGGCCTCCGTGAACTGGTCTGCCGTGATGGCCCCGCGCTCCAGCGCATCGGCCAGCAACTGCATTTCGTCTCTGGCCTTTTGAAGCTTGGCCGAAGGCGTGTCAGCCAGAAGATCATTCAGCCGCTTCACGCGCGCCAGCTCGTCTTCCGGGATCATCGGCCCGACATCAGCCGCGCCTTGCGCATCCTTGCGGATCTTGTCGACGGCCGACGAGTATTCCTTGGCGCCGATGGCGCCCGCATTGAACAGCGTGCCAAGCTCCTCGATTGCCGCCGTCGCCTGTTCGGCCTTCGCGAACTTGCTGCCAGACAGCGCATCTAGCGCCGCCTTCGTGGACTCTGGCAACTCTGGGCCTACGAAGATGGGCTTCTCTGCCTTGATCTTCTTCTCTTTCGCGGCCTGCGGAACGTCTGGCGCCTTTCGTTTTCCCGTGTCCGCGAACCCGTCCTCGAACGAGAGCACGGACCTGGCATCGCGCTCTTTGGCGCTTTGGTCAAGCGCACGGAACCGCTGTTTCGCCACCTCTAGCTTTGCGTTTACGTCATCGAGTTCCTTGCGGAATTCGGGGCCGTAGAACCCGCTCTCAAGTCCGTTCCGAAGGAGCGTCGCACGCTTGTTGAGCGCCAGAACATCATCTGCCGCCGCGGCCAACTCCTTCTTTCCCTTGAATTCTGAATCGAATCCGAATAGCGCGAGGAATCCCTCGTTATTCTTCTTCTCGAATAGCTTGTTCAGTGCCGGCAGCAGTTCGCTAACGATCGACCTTGCGGTGTCGGTACTGTTCTTTTGCAGCGCAGCGAGCTGCTTGTTGAACTTCTCGGCCTCGTCTGCCTGCTCTTTCGTGACGGTCCCGACGAGCTTCCCTTTCTCCGCAAGGTCCTTCAGGAGCGGCGCGACCTCACGGATGCTTTTTCCGAACAGTTCCTGAACGATGCGCGCCTTATTGCCGTCGTCGGCGAACTGGTCGAGCGCCTGCGCAACCTTCAGCATGGCCTCGGCAGGGTCGGTGCGCCTCAACTCCTCTGCGCTCAGGCCTATGGCCTTCAACGTCTCTGCCTGAACACTCCCAGGCTTTGCCTCATTCAGCACGCCGTTGAGCTTGACCAGCGCCGTGGAGACCGTCTCGAACGACGACCCGGTGCGCAGTGCAACGTCTTCGAGAGCGCTGATGTTCTCGATGCTCGCGCCCGTCGCATCCTTCAGGTCGTTGAGCTTGTCGATGCCGTCAACGGTCGCGTGAAAGAACGTGTTGATTGCGGCAACGGAGAAGGCCCCGGCGATCGCGCCTCCGATGCCGGCTGCTGCGATGCGAACACCCGCAAAGGCGCGCTCCATCTGAGCGGCACGTGTCTCGGCGAGGCGGCCCGCCTTGTCCAGGCCTTCCTCAAATTTCGCGAGCTGGGCGACGAGATCAATGCTCAGGACCGCCAAGCTCATCGTTGCGCCCCTCTTGCGCGCAGTCGCTTCGCCGTCAACGCAGATCGGCGTTCACGTTTTCCCATGTCAGTCCCGTTCTGGAGGCTTGTGTGTCTTGATGACGAGCAGCCGGTGAATCAGTGCTTCGACGTCCTCAACGCCGAGCACGGCAGCGATGAGCGGCAGCCCGGCCCAGTCGATGCCGCCATGCCCGTTGTGCAGGTAGTTCCACACTGCGACGGCTACGTTCTCGTCAGCCGACGCTTTCGGCGGTTCCTCGCCCTCGTAGACAACTCCGGCCTGAGCGTCTAGGAGGGCTGAGAGTTTTTTGCGGCGCCGCTCCTGGCCTCGGCCTCTGCGTTGATGCTGTCGATCAGAGCTGACGTAACTGCAGAGATCCACTCCGGCTGGTCCATGGCCAGGACGGTCCACAGCTCAAGATCGAAAGGCACGTCGCTATTCCCGGAGCCGATCTCGGCGCCAAGAACGCTCGCCTCCGTGAAGCCGCTCCAGTCAACACAGCAGCGCAGCCACGCGTCCGACTTTGCGGCTCTGAACTGGTAGATCTCCCCCGCAGGCGGACGACGAACCTTCACGCGCATGGCGTTTCCGAGGTCCACCCAGGATTCCCGCTTCGCGAGAACCCTTTTGATCAGCTCGGCGCTCATCAGACGTTCGGCTTAACAACCCAGGCCGGCACGACGAGGTTGAAGTCAGCCGTTGCGGCGCCGCCGACAGAGACCGACTCGCCGGGGACTGATGGCGTCCCGTAGGCCACGCGCAGCACCTGCGAGCCCTTGCTGATCTTCACGAGGATCTGCAGGCCACGCTTGGCCTTGCCGACGATGAAGGCCAACACGGTGCCGTCGATTTCTTGAGGCCGGATGCTGAACTTGATGTCTTGCGACGGCAGTAGGCCCGCGATGTTCCGTGTCTTGTTCTCGTAGAGCCGCGTGTCGTCCAGCTGATTGACAGCGCCGCCGCCAACCTCGTAGCTCACGGCCTCAGACAGGGTGCCCCACGTAGCGGCCATGATGGCTGACCCCGCCGTGTACGTCGTGTAGTCCGTCGAATCCAGGCCCGGCATTTCCCACGTATTCGTGGCCTGGTTGTTGACCATGAACGCCTGGTCTTGCAACTCGATCATCCCAGCCGTAACCGACGACCAGTAGCCAACTGCGCCGTTGGCGAGGCCGTGCGCGCTAAGCGTGACGACTGGCGGGCTGGCCTTGGTGACTGCGGTCGGGTTGATGGCGGCGGCAAACGTGAGGGCAACTTCGACTTTGCAGTTACGCCCGGTGATGGTTCCCATGGAGGCTCCTAGAAAACGGGCGGTGCCCGGACAAAGAAAAAGCCGCCCGAAGGCGGCTGTTTTGGTAGGTCAGCGGTGCTGCGCTATGCCCACCACTGGATGGTTAGCGCAGTGCAATCCGCGCCCAGGTCTGGGTCATACGTGCTCGCGCGCTCGGTGACTGTCCCGCTGGTGCCGAGCGCCGTTTCGGCGGCATCTGCCACCGCATCGGCCTGCACTGCTGTCGATGCCCAGCACTGAACCTGGAACGTCACCTCGTCATCAAGTAGCGTGTCGTCCAGGCCATAGGACGGCTTGTGCGATGCCGTGAAGACGATCAGCGGAAATGAAGCGCCTTGCGGAACTGCGTTCTGCGCGATCCGGGTGGATACGAGCGCCGTCAGCGCAGCGTTGGCGGCCAGCAGCGCGCGGAATTCGGTCTCTGCGCTCATGCGATGCGCTCAATTTCTACGAAGCCGCGAACCGTCTCCGTCAGCGCTATGCCGGCAGCGCGATCGACGCAAATGTTCCCGGCGGAGTCAACGAGATAGCGCTCCACCTCACCACTGCCGTCATCCGCCATACGCGCCCTGCGCTGCTCTACGCCATTGAGATACACGCGAAAGCGCCCAGGCTGCTTCCCCGCTTCGACTCTCACAGCTCCGTACCTCTACCGTTGTTCAACTTCTCGATCTGAGGGCCGATCACTTCCTTGAACTTCTCAAGTGCAGCAGACAGCTTCTCGGCGCCAGCCTCAAGGAAGTGGGTGCCGCGCATCTTTACGGTGCCGAAGTTCACGAAGCGCCAGTAGAAGGGGTCTTTCGGATTCTTCGCACTGCGCTGACTTGCCTTGACGAGCACGCGCCGCTTCACCTTCATTCCGAAGACGTTGGATGTGCTCGTCTTGTACTTGGCCCCTGGCAACGGCTTGACGTTCACAAACACGCCAACGTCACCAGAGCGCCGTGCGATCTTGCTTGTGCGCACACTGATCGCATCGCGCACAGTGCCGGGCTTGCGGTACGGCACATTCGTCTCCGTACTCAGCACTGGCGCCTTCTGCCTCGCCTCATCCCGCACGAGGCGTGCCCCAGCAGCAAGGGCATTGCGCAATGCACGGCGGCGCAGCTTGTCCGGAATGCTCTTAAGTGCAGCCTTCAGGTCCGGGATGCCAGTGACCTTCAGTTCAACGGCCATCGCGCCCTCCCGTCTGGCACATCAGCTCCAGCATGTGCTTGGCCCCCTCCCTGTCCAGCACTGCCACGATGTCGTACGGCTGGCTGCGCCACACAACGCGCATCGTCGGCACGATGTCAGGCCTGTACCGGATGCGAAACCGAATGGTCACCTCGGCCTGCGTTTGACCGGCCGCGAAGAACTCCCGGCCTGTCAGCGGCTCAGCCGATGCCCAGATGCCGGAATACACCGCGTTCCACGTCTCGGACGCCTGCCCGAGTGCATCCAAGCCGGAGGCGCGCTGCTGAATGGTGATCTGCTGATCAAGCCGGACCGGCTCAAGCTCTTTCACGCGTACACCCGATAGCGGTCAATGAGCCGATCCACCCACTCTGGCGGCTGCTTGCGCACATAGGCATGCTCGATCTGCAGCAGGATCCACGTCTTGATGGCGGCCGGCACGTCCTCTGCCGCCCCGTAGCCGCACTCAAACCTGACCCGCACCGCGTTCGCCGTGTCAAGCGTGCTCGGCCAGCTGGTGCCGATGGCGGGCAGCAGCCACAGGCCCTCGTCGGTGTCGGTGTCGTGCGAGTAGCTCGCCGAGGACAGCGTTTGCTCGACTTCTGTCGCGTCGATGTACTTGACGGACACGATGGATGACACCGGCTGCTTTCCCAACTCGATCGCGACACAGGGGAACTCATCAAGCACGCGCTCCCATGTCTGTGTCATCAGCGCACGGTCGCCAAGCTCGTGCTCTGCCGCCATGGTCGCGGCCTCGATCAGCATGTCTATTCGGGCGTCGTCGGCTGTCAGGTCCGCATCAATCCGGCATTGGTTTTTCGCCTCGGCGCGCGTTACGGGCCACGTCGTCGCGGCCGTGATTAGTTTCAGCGTCATGAGCGTGACCGTGTTTGTATGTTGGGCGGCCGGCTTCTCGTGGTCGTGATGCGATTGAGCAGGGCCGCTGAACGAGGCATGACCACAAACCTCGGCGATATGGCCATGTCTTCCTCGGACGAGGCGCCTATCACGAACGGCCCGCCGAAGGCCATCGACCGCGCCAAGTCTGTTTCGACGGCGGCGCCGCAGGCCATCACCTTCGAGAGGGCGGAAGCGATCGATTCGTCGGTCTCAACCGAGATCCCGCATGTGAGACCTGACGCCACACCAACGGCCTGCGCCAAGTCGCTTTCGGCGGCTGCGCCGATCGTCACGGCCTTCGATATGGCGAGCGATACGGCAGCGTCAGCCTCGCTGGCCACCGTCACGGCGAATCCAGATGTGAGCCCAGGGGCTTGCGCCAAGTCGGTCTCGAGCGCCACACCTGGCGAAACCAGTTTTGTTAGTGCCGCGGTTTGCGAGGAATCCGACTCGGACGCTACTCCGGCCGCAGCAACGTGCGCGGCAACGAGCCCGAACGCTGCGTCGACCTCCGTCGCGACTCCGCCCGAGAGGAGCTTGGTGCCTGACAAGGCGACGGCCGTGTCTGCCTCCGATGCGGCAGAGACCGATAGCCCAGAGGACAGAGACAGGGCGGTTGCGGTGTCAGTCTCCGTGCCAACACCGCACGACGAATACTTAAGGAGCGAGAGCGATAGTGCGCCGTCGCTCTCCAGGGCGACGCCAGTACCCGCAATCTTCAGCGCCGCGAGCCCGACAGATAAATCCGTTTCCAGCGCAACGCCTGTCGCCGCAACCTTCGACGCGGACAGACCAAGCGCAGCATCCGTTTCGTCGGCTGCGGCTACAACACGTATAGCCGGCGTCGGCAGCACGTCAACGCGAGGCCGGAAATAGCGACCTACGCTGTAGGGGCCGCGCCCAAGCCTTGGCGCACGCGTCCCGGCTCGCTCGAAGCTCGGCGGGACTTCAATACTCCCGCCACCACCGCCGCCTGCAGCCGCAGCGTTGACCGCGAAGGCGAAGATCGACCAGCCGCCACCAGCCAGCGTGCCGCCAGCAGTCCACGAGCACGTTGTGGATGTGCCTGCAGCGGTCTCGCGCGAGGCCCCCGCGCCTTCGAACGGGCCGATTCCTGTCCCGTTGTCCAGCTCCTGTAGGGAGTCTGGCACATCGTCCGTGAGCCCAAAGCTCTGGCCGCCGATGTCCAGGAACGAAACGAAGTCGAGCACCAGGTCGCCGGCCACGCTGGTGGCGCTGACGGTGGGCGCGGCATTCGTGCCAGTGGCCGTGGCCACCGTGTTGTTGGGCGTCGTCTGGTCGGCGTCCTGGACCTGGACGGCGATCACCCAGCGCTCGTCTTGCGCGCTGCCCCAGGTGACGTGGACCGTGTTGGACCCGGTGGCCGGCGCGATCAGGCGCCACAGCGACGCCTTGGCATTGCTGCCCATGTCCAGCGTCGCGCCAAGCTTGGTCAGCGACGTGCCGCCGCTGCCGCCCCATTTGACAGCCGACGGATCTACCGGCGTGCCGGCACCGGAGCCGGCCAGGACGTAGAGAACCCGGTTTGAGCCGCCTGCGGTGAAGGCGGACGTCTGCAGCGTGGTCGTGTTGTCCGCGGCGCCGATAGCCGAGGAGACGAAGACGGTCGCAGCCATCTACAGTCTCACTGTCCAGCTTTCATGGCCGCCAGAAGCGCATCAACCTGCGCCATCCGCTCTGGGCTCAGCGCCTCGGAACGCTGCCGATACAACGCCTTG